TAATAAGTCTTATAGAGCAGTCCTCGCACGGGGAGAGGGTGCATATCTTGTCCCATTGGAGGAATCGTAGTCGTACCAGTAGATTTCAGTGGGACAGCTATGTGAGACAAGATAGATTGTCCCATTATTTCTGGAGCGTAGGACAACTTTACTTGTCCCATACCCTTGTCCCATGCCAAATCAATGCTGTGGAGCGTGATTATAAAGAATGGGACAATTTCAGCCACTCTCCCCAGAAAAAATACTCTTTAACATTAATAAAGTATCAATGTATCGAATTTGTGATAACATTAGTTAAAAAGATATTTATGGCTGAAGCTGGCAAGAAACCTCACGGAAACAAAAAGTATGTAGTTTATAATTTTTTACAAGACAAGATTGATAAAGAAGTGTATGATGAAGCATTGAAAAAAGATCAAGAAAACTGGAATAGAGCAATTCAAAACCGATTACAAGGTAGAGCACTATCAAGAATTCTTAATTCAATTAAAAAGAAAAATGAGTGATTCTAAAAAACTAAGAAAACTAAAGGAAATAAGACGTAAAGACTTAGAAAAAAACCTTTTAGATGTAGAACTGAAAGGCTATGACCATTATATTTTTATTAATGAACGCAACAAGGCTCAAGTTGTTTCAAAACAAGGTGGTTGGGTTACTGAACACATTCGTACGGCAGTTTTAAAATTTAATTTTGAGATTGATAAGACAGACTCTATGGTAGTTAAAGATTTTGAAAAAAAATATCTTAACGAATACGAAAAAACTTTTTCAAAGGATTCCTAGATTTAGGCTTTTCTTTTCTCATTTCTGTTACAACACGATTAGCTTCTAATTCTATAAGTCTGTTGAGTAATGAAGCCATAAAAATATCTTGATCAAATTTTTTTCTAACCATGTGAGTGCAATATCTTTTTATATTATCCAAATCATTACTCTGCATAATCTCTCTACATTGCATTTCAATTTGAAGTTCCAACTCTGGAGGTGCTGGTTCAATATCTATGTTGAGAAATTTAGTAACTTTCATTTAACAGGAAATAATTTTTCTTCAATCATTTTGACGATTGCATCATCTACATCATTATCAGTTTTTGCAACCATAGCCTTGAGTAAAGATAATGCTGCTTTACGCAAAGATTCTGATTTACCAAACTTGATAAACATTCCAATTAAAAACTTTGACATGACTTATATGTATCTATTTCTACCTTAACGCTTATTGCAAATCTTGGCCTCAATCTTTATATTTATAGTATATCACTAGGATTATGACAACAAAAGACCTAAAAACCGAACCAATAGTAGAGGAAAAAGAGGAGAAAGATGGTCCTTCTTTTCTATCAAATATTACTCAAATGATTATTCTTTTTTGGAGTTTATCAGTAATTTCTTTTGCGTATTTCGGGAATTCAACTAAACAAATTGATACCACATTCGCTGCTGGATTATTGTCAGCAGTAATGTCAAATATGGGATTACAGGTCAAAAACAATAGTAATGGCAAGAAACGGCCTAATAATGTAACATCAGGTAAAGATCCTTCAAGTAAATGAAAAAACTTCTTGCACTTTTAGTATTTGCTGGTATTCCAGCTTCATATGCTGGAGGTATAACACATTCAATATCTTCATCTGTACAGCTTGAAGCGGTGACGGCTGGCAGTATTGCAGAAAAAGTTTCCAGTTCATACAGTATCTCGGGAAGCGGTGTTACCACACTAGATTCTGATGATGCAAATAGTATTGGTGGTTTTGGAACTACTACAGATGGCGTACCATCAATTACTTTTCCAGACTCAGTTTCGCAAACTACAGCAGGAGAAGCGTTTAGTTTTGCAACCAGTTATGTAGAGGGTGATGCTACTCCTTCAGCAGCTAGTACAGTTGGTGAGATACCAAACTTCTCAAATATTACTTCAACTGAATCAGCATCTGTAGGAACAGCAGATATTGGTTTAGATAACCATAGTATTACCTTAACTCCTGGAACTGGTACAGGCGTTACGCTTACTGGATCGTTTGTTACCGACTTAACCATTGACTAATGTGGAGGACACTTCCGTTTGTTTTTCTTATATCTAGCCCTGTCTACGCTGTGCCTGTTGTTCCTAACTTCACTCAGGGCAGTTCCAGTAGTCGAACTGAAACCACAACAAATATTACAGAGACTATACGAACATCAAACTATAATTCTGGGTACACATATTCAGTTACAGGATCAGGTATCGAACATGATGGATCGACTATCTCTGCTCCAAATGCAACTGTTACTGAAACTATAAACGGTACGACATATACATGGACAGGTTTAGATTTAGGAGAAAAACCAAATTGGTCAATAACAAATCCTGGAAATGCCTTTCAATTTACAGAAGTCTACACGCCACCTGGTCTGGAATCTGTCACAGACGTTACTCGCACGATCCAATCGGAAAGCGTAACAGATACAACTACAATATTCTCACAATAATAGGATTATTACTTGGGAGTCCAGCGTTTGCTAATACCTCAAACACTGCTGCTCCCTCTGCATCAGCTAGTGGATCTGTTTCTAATTTTGCAACGCAGGTTTTACAGGGAAATACTATAGAAAATCATTACGGAAATGGTATCAGATGCCAAGGTCCACAAATGTCATTTAGCCCATTCATCACCACTTCGTTTAATCAAAAACGCCCTATGGATTACACATACGATACGCCAGTGTACGATCCAAGTGTTGATGATAATGGCAATCTAATAAATCCTGGTAAGATTCTTTACTATCAAGAAAACTATAGTGGTAACAAAGATAGTCTTGGTATCAACTTTGGGGGAGCATTAACTTTTACCTTTCCGCTAGATAACAGATTCCAAGATGCTTGTTTGAAATCTGCTACAACTCAAGAAAAAATACAGCAGCAAATACTATCTAAAGAACGCCTCAACTATGAACTCGCCCGTTTAAAAAATTGTGGAGAATTAGCAATTAAGGGAATATCATTTTCACCAGACAGTAAGTATGCAGATTTATGCCGAGATGTAGTTGTCAGTCCAGTTAAGAATCAAGTATTACCGCACACTCATAAATTAGAATAGACAAGCCACGGGCTGTGGTAAGACTTGTCTAAAAACAACTACTGGCATCCCTGTAGCAGTTGCTTACATATTATTCTACCTTATCTTTTTTCTTTGTCAGTTTCTTTATTACATTTTTGACTACTGGTTTTACTAAATTAAGAATGATCGGAGCAGAACAGCCGACCAAAGCAAGACTAAAAACCCCAGTAAACTGCTTAAAACTTGGAATGTATTGGGAGATGAACGGTACGTCTTCATACAAAGTGATACATTCAATCCCATTTTGCCCTCTTTCATAACCAATAACACGTTCCAGTTTCTTATCGTTACGAAAATCTCCAATTTTTTGCTCTTTGTTACTAGGACAAGGCGGTATTTCTATTTTTTCTTCTTTCTTTTTAGTTGTTATCTCAGGTTGTTGCTGCGGAGGTTGCTCTTGCTGTTGTTCCTGCTGCTGTACTGGTGCGGTGTATTGAAAGTTAGCAGGGTTATAATCAAGTGGTTCAAAACTAGGAATATCAAACGTACCACAAGCTTGATATGTCCCTAACTCATCTTCGTTTATTAAGCCTGTTAGATTATTTCTATGAGCATCAACACATCCTGGAATGTCTACAACTGGTTTAGTAATTAAATCTAATATCGGTGGTTGTACTTCCCATGACCTTATTTCTGGAACGTAAACCTCTTTTATTTTAATTTTTGGTATTTTCGTCATCTATATCTCCGATAGAAATAGACCAACCATCTTCTCCAAACTTTCCAACTTCTCTTATTTTAGGCTCTTGTTTTTTTTCAAAACTATCGTGATACTTTTTTATCTCATTGTCTAGTTCAAATTGTAGTTTTTTAACTCTTAACCAAGACACAATTTTATCAATATAGTATTTTATTAGCTTTTTAAAGAATCCAAATATCATTAATCGTAGGCATCTCTTCGTTTATAGACTTCTACATACGAATCACATTTAGGACAAAAAAAGTTGCTTACCATTGAATATTCTTGGTATAAAACAGGTTGAAAATCCTCTTCTATATCTGAATCACCGCCCCAGATAAGTTCAGTTTTACAGTGCCAGCAGTTCATTTATTAACTTTCCATTTACCCTCTATTTCCCATTCTATTTGTTCTTTATTTCTTTTCTCAATGTAATCCCAGAACTGCTTTGAATCATTACTCATTTTAATCATCGGGCCAGTTACTTTTGGTAATTTCTTTTCTATTTGATTTGGTAAGATTTTACTTACACCTTCCATTACTTTTTCCATCATTATTGCTTCAAACTGTGGACTTGTAATGTAACGATAACCTGCGTATCCAGCAGCAATAGTTGTGACGCTAATAATAAAAGATAAAATAGATAGAACAGATGAGATTTTATTTAACATGATTAGAGAAGCCCTCCTAAAAGCATTAGCACCTATTTCTTTGATGGTGCTGTTTTTGATTTTGGGTCTAGCTCCACTGTATTTGTTGGCTGGTTTGATGACTCGATCTTTTTCAACAACATCTCCTTCGCCTGTATCCCACCCTCAATCATCAAAATAGTTTTATTTGTATCTTCTAAAACTTTACTTGCTTGATCTCTTCTTTGAATTTGCTTTGTAAGTTCCTCTTTCCATTCAAGGATTTGTTTTTCAATAATACTGTTCATTGTTTTTTTATTAAACTATAGCCCAAACAGCACCAGATGGCACTGTTACTGTAACTCCGCTATTTACAGTAGGATCAACAGCCATTGCATTATAACCAGAAGTTAATGTATGAGAAGCTGCTATTTCAGATTTTACCTCTAAAATACCGTTATTTACCCTAACTTCAGCAGTATCTAACTCATCAAAATACCCAACTCTTACTTTTACGCTGGTTGAACCAAGATCAAAATTACTGTCTACTGCTGGCCTAAAATGTCCGTTACCGTCTAAAATCCATCTGTTAGCAGTATTTTCTCTAAATACCAAGCCACTAGGCCCATGACTTATATACAACACATTGTTATAAAGTTGTATTTTTGCACCACCTGTATTACCTGTCCAAGTAGAACCATTTGTAAACCTAATATCGCTATTTCCTGCGATAGTTGCAGCACCAGCCCCACCACTAAATGTAATATCACCGCTTGCTGTATCAGCAGCATCTGATCTTAACAATGAACTGTAATCAGAAGCTCCAGATAACGCCCGAACATAACTTCCACTGCCATTAATTACAGTACTGCCATCAACTTGAAACCCACCATCTGCTCTAATAATTCTAGGTGTATAAATATTTTTATTTGTTTCTTGGTTAATTCTTAGCCATGTTGTATCTTCACAACCTATTTCACCCATTCTTGTAGTTCCGTTATAGAACTGAAGATGATCTGAAACATTGTTATCAGCTTTCTTTATTAGTAATTCAGTTTGTGCAGAGCCATCACCAATAGTTAAAGAACCTAAAAATTGTGCTGATCCATTTACATCTAATCTATATGTTTCCCCAGGTGCAGTTGTATCACTTTCGCCATAAGCAAGACGCAAGGAATGAGCAACGCACATTTTTCCGTTTGTAGTAAGAGACATTGCACCCTGTGAATCAGTGTGACTGCTATCTAAAAACACAAAACCACGATCACCGTCATTGTTCATTTGGAACGTCATTGCATAGTCATTTAACCCACCAAATGACATTGCATCATCCATGCCTATTGCATAAACAGCATTGTTCCAAACTCTAAATTTATCTCTACTAGCAGAACCATGACTTTGAACAACATGACCAGTGGCTAAAAGAATATTTCCATCCATAGTTAAGTTGCCTGTCATAGTGTCTGCGGTATTTGATCTTAAAAAAGCAGAACCTTGTATGCCGTCTAAAGTATCAGCGTCTAGCCCAGAACCAGCTCCATCATTTCCCTGATGAAATACGGTGTTTCCGTCAATAGTTATCGCTGTACCTGTTATAAGTGTCTGATCTGATGCTGTTCCACCTACCCAGTTTGCGTTAGCAGAATCGGGAGTGTTTACACTTAAACCACTTTCAGCGTTTACGTAAATATATTCTCCTGTTTGACCTGATATTTTACCAGCAGATTCTCCAGCATTTAAAACAAGTTGTTGTCCATTACTCGTTCTTAATTCGATTGTTGATACAAGTGTAGCTGGTGTAATAACGTCAGGGATTCTTGCATCATTTATTGTTCCTGTTAGTTGACCAGCAGGGATGCTAGTTAATGAAGCACCAGACCCACTAAAAGTCGTAGCTGCGCAAGTTCCTGTAACATCAATCCCTGCTCCTACGTCTAAGTTTCCTGCTATATCAACGTGACCATCTGAATTAACAGTAAATCTTGTGGCGCTATTTGTTTCGTCATATATTTCAAGTTTTCCAGCATTAACTAATATTCTGTAATCAGGATTTTGAGGACTTCCAGAAACATCACTAAATAAAATTGATGGACTTGCCTCTGCAATAGTAATATCAGATGTAAAAGAAGGAGAAATTTTTGATCCTGCTATCGCTGCACTTCCAGAAATTTTTGCGTTTGTAATAACACCGCTATCAATAGTAAATGTTGCACCTGAGTTGCTAACAGTAATATCACCCTTATCTCCATCATCAATACCACCACCACCTGATATTTCGGCTACTGTTCCATCATCTTTCTTGGTAAATAATTTGCCTTCATCAGTTCTTACCGCTACTTCTCCTACAGCTAAATCACTAGCACTTGGATCGCTACCACTTCCTCTCTTAAGCTTAATTGTGTTAGCCATTGACTCACCTCCTTATGATTTAATTTTAGTAAGTGCCTCCATCAATGTCGAACCCAGAAGTAGAACCATCTTCTAAAAATGTAACCAAATCGGATAAAGCAACTTGTTTCATCGTTCCGTTATCGTTAATAACCATACGATCTGCTGTGGCAAGAGTTGTTGAAGTTGCAGATGTATTACCATCAAGAATATTCAATTCAGTAGTTGTTACAGTTGCTCCATCAAGAATTGCAACTTCGGTTGAAGTTAATGCAGCTAACGCAGCAGAAGCACCAGATTGACAACCAGATAAATTATCAAGGTCTGCATCATAGGCTTGAACATTCGTTCCAATCGCTAATCCTAAAGCTGTTCTCGCTGCACTAGCACTTGTAGCACCCGTTCCACCATCGCTAATTGCTAAAGTTCCTGTTATAGAACTAGCAGCAAGATCAACAGCAATCTCAGCAGATTCAATAACAAGTCCACCATTTGATTTGAGATCAACTGATAATGTATTACCTGATTTCTGTAAACCATCTGCTGTAGTAATTTGACCTGCACCTGAAAATTGAGCAAAAGTTAAATTATTTGTGCCTGTAACTGCTGAACCTTTGTTGCTAGTACAGACAAAGCCATTATCGGCATTGACAGTTCCTTGCTCAATAAAAGTAAACATACCAGCAGCATCAGCACCAGCAGCTAAATCTGCTGCCCTAGCTGGTGACGATCCAACAACATAAATACCATTTTGAGATGCAGTAGACTGATCTTTTACAAGAACACGATCATTAGTAGATAATGTAACTCCATCTATCGTATCTCCATTATTAAGTGCAGTAGATATTGTAATATTTCCAGTAGTTGCAGCTACGCATGAGTTTTTAATATCCAATCCTTGAGAAGTTGCTTCTACAAAACCTTTGGTAGCAGCATCTTGTGTATTTACAGGATCAGCTAAATTAGTAATTGTTTGACTATTTAATGAAACTGAAGCTGTAGGGGCAGCCATTTGATCAAGTCTATTTTCTCTTACACCTACATCAAAATCGGAAATTTTTGTATGTGCTAAAGACGGAATATCAGCAGCAACTAAAGCTCTATATACAGCAGCAGAATCGCTTCCTGAGACTGGACCAGCTAATATTGTATTTGCAACATGAGTTGTTACCTTATCGAAGAACTTACCTGAACCACCTATTGCCTCAATAGTAGTAGCTGAACCTCCTGCTCCTCCTGTTCCTATACCGATAAATAAAGTTTTACTTGACTCTGCAAAAGCTAACTCAGCATTTGCAAGACTTGTTGGTGCTGAAGATCCTGTAGATCTTTTTATGCGTACTGTGTTAGCCATTTTTAGAAGTTGCCCCCATCGACAAGTGTAAGTTTGGTAGTAGTTGCATCTGCCTTAAATGTAGCAGAAGTTGAGTCATAGTAAATAATAGAACCATCGACTTTGTTGCTGCTGTCTATAGCAGTTCCAATTGGCCCTTGAGGTCCTTCTGTTATAACACTGATAACAGTAGGACTACCTTCATTAATCGTAACAGTATTAGTAGTTTCATCTACGGAAACTGTATTATTTGTCTCGGTAACATTAACAATATTCATGTGGTGTATCCCTCCTCCACATATATGCGACCTTCAACCCAGTATTCTTTACTGCCCGATGGACTTGTTAACAAAATATCATATCTATAGTCATTATTTACAAAAGTTGTAGTTTGAGCAGCCGTAACTTTCCAAGAAAATTGACCACCAGCAGAATTTGTAATAGTTATCGTAACATCAGCTAATTTGTTTGATCTACTTTCATCCCAAACTTGTGAAGCTACTGTATAACCGTTAAGGTTTAAATTAGCAGAGTTGCTATCTTTTAATTGAAAAGTTACACTATGATCTGATCTTCTTTGGATCGTCATATTGTATGTTCCAGGAGAAATAGCCATAGTTAATTAGTAGCTTTATTACCTTCAGCTAACCATTTTTGAACAGCTACATAATGTCTGTTATCTAAGTTAGGTGGGACACCATAATTTTTCCCATCAATAACGACATCTAGTACCTCTATGTTACCGTCATCATCTCTTAAATATGTAACTGAAGTGATGTTCATAATTTAAAGCTCCGCATCTAGACTTAAACTACCAGCAGTATTAGTCGCATACAATCCAATAAGATTTCCCGTTGAAAAGCTAGTGGTTGATAATATATATCTTAAAACATTATATGGTTCTGCACTTCCTTCATGAGAAACAGAAACAGCAGTCGGAGTAGCGGTAGTTCCATCTAAAAATCTATATAATCTAAAACCAGCAACATTACTAACTCCGCTTGTTGCTGCTGCTCTCATACTTGGCATACCTTGTACACAGCCAATAACAGTACCAGACCCACTTTTTCTTCCGCTAAAAGCAACTCCCCTATATGTTGCGTGTGTATATCTTTGAAAATATCTCTGACATAAGAGCATCTCTTGACCAAATGATCTATGTTCAAAATCTGTTGCCACATTACCTACTTCTAACTGAACTCCTGTGACTTCAAATGTTGCATCATTAGTTGTGTACCATGTTGAAGTCATGTCAGTACCAGCAGAATTACTTGAAGCATTAGTATTCCATGTATTCAGTGATGTCCCACTTGCTGTCATATTTGTTCCTCTAAAAATAGTCCACTCTATTGCAAGTCCGTTACCATTGTTATTATCAAATTGTAAATTACTATTGCCAGGAATTTGTTTTGTAACTTTTGTCCATGTATTAGCACTTAATGTATATGAAATAACATAATTTTGTGCAGTTCCATCATTTGTAACCACCCTGCCTCTAAATTCTTGTGCAACACTAGATTTTACCCAAAAAGATAATGTTATAAAACTGTTTGAATCTGTATAATTCCACCCACTTGTGGCTATATCTCCTGCTTCAAGTCTTGTATAAAAAACAACAACGTCACCTGCACCAGCACCACTTGTTTGGTTTCCATTTGTTATTAATAATGAATTTCTAAAACCTTTTGAATATGGATCTGTACCTGCTGCTACAGTACTTTGTTCACCTCTAGGACTTTCATTTGTATCGTTATGACTTAAAACAAATCTATCGACAGGAAAACCTCCATCGCTCGCTGTACCTGCTGTTCCGTGACGTTGTGAAATCCTAAAATCTCCATTAATGACTAAATTTTTAGTCCCAATCGTTCCACCGTTTACAGAGCTTAATTTAGCTGCAACACCGCCACCTGCTGTTGATTCTATATTGTTGACTTTAATTGTTGACATACTTAACTACCCTTGGGATTAGCGTCTTTTACCGCTTTGTTGTGTGCAGCAAAACTGCCTGTTGCATCTAGTTTACCAGCAATAATATCATCGTAAATCATTGCCATTTGCTCTCCTGTTGATGCGTAAGTTGTAGAACCTGTTTCTGTTCTCTTGATTTTATATTCCTCTGCTGCTTTCCAAGCGGTATATGCTGTATTTAATTCATCATCTGTTGGTTGACTGTCTTTATTTGCAGAATCCCATTCAATAATTTTATGAGGTGTTACATTTTGATCTAATCTATAACGATTAGCATTTTTCCCTAAATAAAGTAAAGCTATATTAATATCTGTGTTTGAATTTATTGCCATAATTATCCCTCCTTATAAATTTCAATTTCTGTATAAACTTCTGTAGTAAAATTTGCTGCGACACCAAATCCTCCATTAGTTTTATCACTTTCTGCTTGATGTTGTAGTTCAAATTCTTTAGCTCCAGTTATAGTTGTTCTGGCAATTAAAAGAGCATTAGTATTACCTTGATACCGTGAATCCAAAAAACTATTCATTCCAAACCTAACAGTTGATCCATCAGTTATATTTCTAAGCCTAGTTTGATGGCTATTACAATCGTGAGCTGGTGCTCTAGCTATTATTAGGTACGTTCCAGCTTGTAACGTAAACCGATTACTGCTTAATGAAACTATATTATCAACATCAGTTACTTCTGTGTTTAAATCTCTTGTTCTCCAAGCTCCACTGGTAAATGCACCTCCATGAGTACCTGATGATTTTTGATCTGCAATAATTGCGTAACTAACAATTTTAACATCAGAAGTTCTTGCAACAGTTCCGTCTGCTGAATCAGGTAATGTTAAAACTCTTGTATTGCTAGATGACGAGGGTGCTTGTAGACTAACTGACCCACCACCTGATGCTGCATTTAGTTTAATTTTCCCACTCATTTATCCAGCCTCCAGTGCAGCTACTTTAGTTTCTAATGTTGTTACTTTAGCATTTAACTCTTGGATTGACTTTGCCATTAAAGAAACCATAAGTGAATAATTAACTCCTTCGGGTTCATTTTTCTCATTATATTCGACAAAGTTAGTAAGACCAATACTATGTACTTCTTCTGCTATGAATCCACCATAAGTATTATCATCGGCCTCTTCTCCTGTTCCATTATGTTTAAAAGTAACTGATCTAAGTTTTAAAACATCTGCAAGACCCCAAGTTGCATCTGCAATATCTGTTTTATATCTAGATGAAGAAGATTGCCTTATTAAAAGTCCAGTTGAAAGTATCCGAACTGCACTACCTCCACTTCCTGTTGTCGAATAAGTACCATTACTTTGCACTCTTCCAGCAGCAACTAAGGAATAATCTACATTTGTATTAACAGTTGGGCTACCTAATACAAAACGACCATCTGTCAGTACTCTAAATCTTAAACTACCACCAGCGTAACCTACTATCTCACCATTTGAACCACTTGAACCTTTAGCATCTAAAACAAGATGTCCACTACCATCAAGACCAAATTCTGCACTAGAACTACTTCTTGTACATCTAAGTCTGCTATCTTGTACACCTGTTCCTGAAATATGTAATGCTGCTGCTGGATCAGCTTCGTTAATACCAACACGACCTTGTGAATTTATTTTTACTCTTTCAGTTCCACCAGTAGCAAAACCTATAACATCAGATCCAAAAGTAATCCCTGTATTAGAGTCTGTTCCTCTGAAAACTGGTGCTGAAGCTGAACCATCTACTCCGCTTATACCAGTTGTACCATTGATATTAAGTGTCATAATTAAACAATAGAAACTACTGAACCAGAAGGAATTGTAAGAACTGCACTAACAGTTAATGGTCCAAATACACCTGCATTTATATTAGACGTTCCATTACCGATTGTATAGTCATTATTCATAGTGTTTTCATTTTCATGAAATATAGCTTCTTTTGGTAAGCCTCCTCCAGTTGCACCACCACCGCCTCCAATTGCACCCCATATATTATTTGCATATCCTTCAAATTCATTAGTTGTTGAATTATATCTAAATTGTCCGTTTGCTGCTGCTGGTTGACCAGACTGACCAGGTTGTTGTGCAGCAGTTCCTACAGGAACTTTTAAAAATCCTGTAGAGTTCATTGATACATCACCTGTCATCACAGGAGAAGCTGCTATGACATGACCTAAATTATCAAGTGTAATATTTCCTAACACGTTATAAGTTGCAGTGTCTCCTGAGACTGCTGTTGCTATTTTTAATTCATTAGTAGAAGTATTTATATGAGGTTGATATTGAGCTATATCTGCTGCTCCTGATGGGTCGGTACTTCCAGAACTTAATGTTCTTAACGCTGTAAATATTGCGTTCATCTTTGCTCGGACTTGAGCACCTGTTCCGTTAGCGGTGTTGTAATTATTATTTGTTTCGCTGGTAGTCGATCCTGGTCTAGCCATTTATGCAGCAAATATTGATCTTATTCTAACTTGCTTTACCAAATCCGACAGCCTGGAATGAAAAATTTCTATCAACTGAAGCATTTGAAGAGTTTTTAAAATGAACAGTAAATCCTGTTCCAGAAAGACTTGTTATTTGAAAATAGTCTCCTGATTCCATATTTAGTGCAGAAATACCAACAGAAGGTAAACTGCTATTCACTCCACCCAAACTAGAAGTTCCCGTAAAAAATGCGTTTTGAAATGTAATTGTTTTTGGTCCTGCCCCACTTGCTATTGTTGTTGAAGATTGCTCTGTCCTTCTCTGTAATGTAGCTGTATAACCAAGCTGACTTACTCGTATATTTTGTGCTGGATCTTCACTTGTTAATTCTGTTTTAAATTTAAAACCTCTACCTTTGTAAGTTCCATTTGCAAAAGTTTGAAACGCAGTAAATGTTGGTGATCCAGAAGAGGGATTATCTTGAGTAGTAGCAACAAGTAATTTAGCATTTACACCAGTAGCCTCTGCTCCATCGAAGTCAGTCCATGTATCTATTAAAGCTGTCCTTGAATCAAATAACGTACCAATATAAAAACCTTCGCTAAGAAAATGACGTTTTAAGTTAAGGCTAAATACACCACCTAAATCTAAAACAGAATTAAAAGCATACTCACCTGATGCGTTGGCAGCAGGATCAGTCAATATAAGAGCACCAGCAGCATTGTCAAAAGTTGTATTAGTTTTTGCTCCTTGAAATTTAGGATTATCTAAATCTTCTCTTCTTGTTTGAGTTAATAACTCCGATAAATTATCAGGGAGGTCTAAAACTATACTTGCTTCTCCTGGGCTAAATCTTCCTCCATCATCTTGAAATTTTAAAATGTATTCTCCCTCTAAAAATGGAACAACCGCTTGAGTAGAGTTTCCTGGAAGTTTATCAATAAGATCTACAGCATTAGCAAAAGTACCTGTACCATCAGTTTTTGTGGAGTGTCTTACATAAACAAATCCACCATGAGTAACGTCTAAATCTGTTGATAAATTCCAACGTAATCTTATAAGCTTATCGTCTACTGGTTCAGCAGTAAGTCCTGTTACATTGGCAGGAACAGCAGTCTTACCTAAAGCATTAAAGGTTATATCACTTGATGTTGAACTAGCTTTTAAAGCTGCGTTTAAAGTAAAAACAGATATTTCATAATCACCAACTTGTGAGTTAAATATTTCAAAATCAGGACTGTTTGTAATAGATGTAGTAACATTATTGTCTTCATATCTATAACTAACCATATAATTTGATGCACCAACAACAGGTTGCCATCTAACTATTATTTTAGAAACAGGTTGATTATTAATTAAGACTATTACTTCTTCTGCTGTTAAACCGTTAGGGGGATCTTTGAGTAAATTTAAATTAGATATAGTTTGAGTTTCAATCGCTTCACCATCTTCAATAAAATCATATTTTTCATTTACATAGGCTAATGCCGATATTCCATAATTTATGTTATCTCTTTCTTCAACCGCCATTACTCTAAATTGTTGAGAAGAAATTGAATCATTTTCAAGCATCCAAACACTATTAGGATTTGGTATATCGTCTAACTCTCCTTGTAATAAAATTACATTGCCTGTTATTGAAGCTACATTTCTAACTTCTACTGTGCCATTTGGCATTATTACACTTAATTTAGGATTATTCTGATCTGATAAATCTGTAGAGTCCTGATCATCAACAGTAATTTCTGTTGCAGTTGCACTACTAATTCTTCCTGCTCTTCTTACACCTGCTCTACTAGGGTCAGCAATACTAATAATCGTTCCAGGGCGTACAATAATCCCTGCTTCCATAGAAGTAGTAAATGTAACTACTTCTGTTTCTCTTTGTTCAGCAAAAAGAATTGCCTTTGCAAATCTTCTAGCTTGACCTCTACTTGTGCAACCTAATGCTTTAACTCTTTTTAAATTATGTCCGTATTTATTTTTATAAGCTGTTTCTGCTTCAACCTCTTCAAAGTCTAAATCTCTAGTATCCATATTAAAATAAGAGACCGCAACAACTGTAGCTCTACTTTTTAAACTACTTCCTGTATAACTAAAACCTTCTGGCCCAACATTAGCCAGCGTAAATAAATAACTAGGGTCTTTCGGACTGTCTTGAGTAAGTTGTAATGCTCCTTGTGCCCAAATTGGCATACATCTCATAATTCCTGACAAAGTATTTATGACATCAAATGCCTCTATACTTGTCTGAATATTTATATTGCAAGCAAACCTAGCTTCTTTTCCACCAAACCCATCATCAACTTGTTCATTTGAAAATTTACTTGCAGCTACAAAAGAAAATAAATCTAAATTACTTTCAATAATATGATTACCTAACCCATATCTGCTATCTGTAAGTAAATCAAGCAGTATCATTGCAGGACACGTTGTCCATACAGCAGCACCCATCACACCATTAAAAATATAACCGTTGGGATACTTAATTCTTCCAGTTGCTAAATCTACAGTTGGAGTACCAGAATTAGAAGCTCCTGCTCCTGGAATTTTTACTTTTATTCCTCGGATTCTAAATTTTCGAGTAGGAATCCTACTAAAAAACTCTGAATTTAATTTTATTTTTGAGTAAGCACAGTTAGGGTATCTTTTGTTATTGTCTACTAATTCTGCATAAGATTCCCAAATTAAATCTCTTGAAATTTTATCTGTACTATCATCAGAGGTTTTTTTAACTCTTATATCTATTGGATGAGCACCATTTAAATCAATTCTATAATCTCTGTTATAAGCGTCTGCGGTTCTACCTTTTATTGTATTAGTAACTTTAGTTGAAAAACCACCACCATTGTATTGAACTTGAATTTCTAAAGTAATTTTAGAACCAACTATATCCCCATCATTTTTTAGTTTTTGTAGTAAAGGTACATTAACAGTTACCCTTACAGCATCTATTTGTGTATTGTTTGTTAACTGTCTAGTTATGGCATTAGCATTACCTTTTTTAACCTCTAGTCCAACATTAAAGGAAGAAGCAGTACCTTTAACTCCTTTCATTTTGCTTTGATTACTCGTACCAAAACGTATATCAAAACCTACGTTTTTATGGTTAAAATCACGATCTTTTGGACTTCCTGAGTTTGCACTAGCTTTCAATACAGGTGTGTTATCTAAAAATACATCTTTTTTTGCTGCATTTGCGTATTCAGAAGTACCTTTAGTTCTTCCTTCTTTTGAAGCGGTTGCAAAACCTTCTATTTCTCCTTCAGAAAGTAAATCAAGTATGATGGCATTTTGTTTACTATGTAAATTATCTTTAGCAATAGTTGGTGGCTCACTACTTCCACCACCACCTTTACTTCCACCACCAGCACCAGCAATACTTGGCCCTAATCCTGCATTATGAACACGAATAGTATTAGCAATAAAAGTATGATGACCTTCAACAGTTAAGTTGTAGACAGTATGCGTTCCAATATCTTCACTCCTAATAATCGGTCTTAAATGACCAAATTCATCAACCAAGCAATCATCGGTTCCTATTGTATCTATGCCAACAAACGCATTAAATTGATTTAATACCCAGTGATTAGGTGTTGCGTCTAATGTTTTACCACCCCATATTGTGTACTTAACAACTGGTTCGTTTTCGTGTTCATGTACTTTTAAAACTTTTGCATGATAAATTGTACCTTTATCATCAAAACTGCAAACAATATCTCCAACATTAATTTCTTTTATTAACTTTGTGCCGTTTGGTACAGAGACAGGAGTATCACCAGTAAAACAACCTCCACCTCCTCCTGCAATGTACTTATTTGTATCTGTCATCCGCTTACTTGAACTGTATCTACATCTCCACTTATAACAACTGAGCCTGTAAATATCTCACCGTAAACAATAGGTATCGGAGTACCAGCCCTAGATGTATTCTGTGTTCCAGCGAAATTAAATGATATTTGTGGATTATCTTCAAATTCAGTAGTTTGCGTTGGAAATAACATTTCACTGACACCCGAAAGAAGTAAACCAGCACCGATAGCACTTAAACCTGTACCAATAGCTGTTCCCAAAGCACTACCAGCTACAAATCCTCCAAAGCTAGAAGCTCCAAAAGCTAATTTACCACCAGTACTAACTGTTCCAAACAATCCTGCACCTGGGAAAAAGAATGATGAACCAATTAACAAAGCACCTGTTAAGAAACGACCAAAACCACCTCCTGCTCCAGATATTACTGGAACGATATGAATATCCTGTTGTCCTATTGGATAATCTATTTCATTTTCATTAATTTCATAATTACCAATCCTTACTTGATAAAGTTTGGGATTCATATAAGCTTCAACCCCAGGAAAATTATTTACTAAAAAACTGATAGCTTGAGGTAAATTATGCACCTTTATTTCAAATTCTTTATGGCCTATAAATTTAGCCAATTCTCCATATAACTTTAGTTTACGCAACATAACGATACCGCCCTCCTGTACATTTTAACAACCAAGGTGAGTATGGCTCTCTACAAGATAGTCTATCTGCTAAATGATGTAAAACATCCCCATCAAGAAAAATTGCAGCATGATTTAAACCTTTTGCCAAGATAGACATTAATAAAACATCCCCATCGTTTAATTTTTCATCTGGTTCTAATAGTCTGAATCCTGCTTGTAATAAAAAATTATGTCCATCTCCATTTTCTTCGGACATTGGGTTTTTAATAAACTCTTCAGGATTTGCTGGTCTTGTACCCATTATTAAATTTATATCTTTGTTTTCTTTATACCAATCTTTTACTAACGCCCAACAATCTGTAATTCCCCAAACCCACTCTCTACCTAATAAAGGTGCTTTATAGCCACTTGGTTCGCAGTAACCCCACTGCTCTGTCTTTGGATTAACAATGTGCCAAGGTAAATTAGAATTTTCACAACTAACTAAATCTGCCTGACTAGGAGTTGGAGGTGTTATTGGATGGCTATGAATAATAGCTGTTATCTCACCTATAGAATCAGCCTTTACATAATCCTCTGGATCAAGAACAAAACATTGATAAGAACTCATAGAAAGATTGTTACAGGGATAGTATCTTTCTTTACCTTTTACATTTAACAAAAGGCCAACAGATTCCCTTGGATCTTCAACTTTTGCATGATCAAGAGCAGCTTCTTTCCAATCGATCATGGCATAAACGTACCAATAGAAGGAAATAGTTGTTTAGTACATACTCTAAGTGGAATTCTTATATTTGCTAAATCAAAAGAAGCAGCTAGTTCAAATTGTACAACTGCTTTATTTTCTGCTGATTTTCTGTCAATTTTATAAATTTCTTGAGGATATTCTGCTGTAGGATCTGGTGTTCCATAAGGATTTGATTGACTTGTAGAAACTACGGCTGTCTCTTGCTCAATAGTATTTGGATTGTTCATAGTGATTGTATTTCCCATCGCATTACCATGAACACTGCAATAATATCGCAAATCATTTGGTGCATTTGGATAGTTTGGTTGATAAGTAACTGTAGCTCCTGCTTGACCAGGAGTTCCGCTAACAGTTGTAGATTGCTCTCCAACAGTATCAGATTGTATTCTTAATGGATGATTTGCATTTGAAGCATCTGATTGATTAAAAATATAAGTTGATGCACGTTTCATCGTAAGAACAGGATTAGTAACACCATTAATAGCAAAATAATTAGAACCACCAACATCTACTACAGTTACCGTATAAGTTACAGTTTCACCATCAGAAGGATCTGCAACATTTGTAGTTACAAAAGAAGTTGAAACAACAGGATCAAAATTAGCTGAATCTAAAAATCTTGCTAAAGTAGTTCTTCTTTTTACGATTGCTCCAGTCAAATCATTTCCTGGAGTTACTGTATTTACATTTAATAAAATTGCCGTTATTACATTAGTAACATTACTAATTGTTAGCGTAGGTCTAGGTAGTTGACCTCTAGCATATTTAAAACCATCAGCTTCCATTGGTATCGCAATGTAAGTATTACCATCCCAAATTATATTTCCACCATTTATTTCATTAGTGCCAGCATGGAATCTATATGTATTAGCTGATCCATGCAAGGTTGCATCTGTTGTCAATTCAAACAGTTCAATAAGTGACCCAGGGTTTATTGATTGGGTTTCAGATACAGGATTTGCCATTAGGGTTCAAATACTTGTGTGAATGTTACATTTATTCTATTTCTATTAAATTCAAATATTTCTTTAGTAAAAGAAACACATACCCATTTAAATGTGGTAGATGAATCTGGAGGCGACCAATCAAAGGATGCTCCATCAACTTTTCTTGCTTCTAAAAATGTTTCTATTTCAGTTGCATCTTCATCATCAACATTAAAAGTTAAAGTCCATTGTTTTGCTTTTTGATTAATGCCAAAAGTAAATCTCTGTTGATAGCCGTCACCAAATTGAACTGTTCTAGTATTGGTAATATCAGTTTTATTAGCAGAAAAAACAGGATTATAATTAGGAAAAGCAGCCATTATCTTAATAAGCCTCCAGGTCTTCTTTGCTTTAACAATTCTGATTGTATCGCTACTGAGATAGCCCTGCCAAGGTCTTTGCTTTGCTGTTCATCACCTTCAACAGACGATCCAGAAGCATCTACATTTACGTTAATATTTGTACTGCCTCCTCCTAGTTTATCGTTAGGAATTATTGTTCCTGATCTCCTTGGTACGAATAGTTCTGGGCCACGTTCTCCTACTATTGAAGGTCTGCCAGTTGGAGGTCTGCCCCCTCTTGCAAAGTTTAACATTGGTAAACCACTAAATGCACTTCCTATACCTGGCAAATTTCCTAAAATTGTATTTACGCCAAGTCTTATAAGAGTAGAGCTTAAATCATTCAATATTGATTTTGCAGCATCACCTAAAGTTTTTGTTTGCATTATCGCAGCAGTTAAATTATCACTAACACCAGAAGCAATAGATTCTCCAATCATCTCAAAATTTGACTTTATATCTTTAGTTGCTTCAGATATTTTTTTATCTAAATCTAAAGCATCTTTTCTTTCCTTATTATGATCTCTCAATTCTTCACCAATTCCTATTAGGTCTCTTCTTAATTGTGCTTGAACTTCGGCATCAGCACCTTCAATAACAGATTTTGCAAATGCAGCTTCTATCTGTTTCTTTTTACCTTCTAATATCTTCTTATCAGCATCAAAAGTCTGTTCTGTTGTAGCTAAAGTTTTAGCAAGACTTTTATTAATTCCTTGTCCAACTAATTCATTAATTCTTTCATTTAACTTTAATTCTTTTTGTTTATCAGCTAACGATCCAGCAGATTTTGTTCTAAGACTATCCGCTTCAATACTTAATTTTTGTCTAGCAGCAAAAATCTTTTTATCTAATTCTAATTCTCTTTCTTTATCAGCAGTACCAGATTTTCTTCTTGTTCCTCTACTTCCTGGTATAAATCCTGTCTCTTCTATTTCTTTTTCTCTATCTAATAAAGATTGTGCTTCTTTATTTCCTGTAGCTGCTGCTGCTGTAACAATTCTGTCAGTCTCAGCAGTTTCTAAACCACGTTGAATACCTGTAATTTTTGAAATAAAGTTGAGAATACCTGCTGTAAATGCTCCTAATTTTGTTGCTGCCATAGCAATATTATTTCCTAATAATCTTGTAGTCTCTCCAAACTCTTGTAATGCTTTAACACCTCTTTCTCCTACTTGACTTTCCATTACTTTCATTGCCACATTAAATGCTTCTTGTTTACCTTTGGCTGCCTCAATGAGTTCTATTTGTTTTGATACTGCTGAATTAGAACTACCTGTTGCTGCTACTAATTTATCTAAATCCCGTGTAAAAGGATTCATTGCTTGTCCTACTTCACCAATAGCTGTTGCAGCATTTTGAAGAATAGTTACTGTTGCAGTTCCGACAAGACCTCCTGCAAAACCTCCCATCTTGCCACCTAATCTATCTCCTATAAATCCGCCAGCAAAACCACCAGCAGCAGCTAATGGCCCTTGCCCAAACAATAATGGAAAAGTACCACTAATTAATGCACTAGATAAAGCACCACTTCCTTTTCCTCCTCCACCACCACCGAATCCACCAGACCCACCAGACCCACCAGTTTGAGTTACTACGTTTTTTTTATTTGCCTTTCCTTGTTCAACTCTTGTCTTTAATATTTCTTTATCTGCTTTTAGAATTTTGTTTTTGATAGATAATTCTTGTCTTAAAACTTTTACAGCAGCTTTAGTTCCTGTAACTCTTTGCCTATTAATGGCTTTCATTGCCTTATCTAGCTTATTTACAGCAGTATTAACTTTATTTATTTCTCGTAAACCTACGACTTTTATTCTTAGCGTTTCTGTAGCCACTTACAAAAAACCAGTAATATCTTTCATTCTATAATACTCTAAAAAATTATCTAGTTCTACGAATTTTTTGAAGTTCTTTTTCTTGCTCATCATTTAAAATTTGAAAATATGCACTCCAACCTACAAGTTCTTCTATCGTCATATTTCTTACCTCTGTAAGGCTCTTACCTAATTCTTTTGCTACACCAAACTGTAGCATCATAAGATTATCTCTCTTTAGTTGGGCAACTAATTCTTTGGGTCGATTGTATCCTCTTCAACATTAATTACAGCAAGCATCAAACTTTGTAAATCACTATCTTTTACTTCATTTTTTAACACATCAATTTCTCCTGCATTAAAAAGTTTTCTACCATTTTCATCCTGTGCCTTAGAAAGTAGTAATTGTAAAGCAAAAGCGTTAGCATCATCACTTTTAGCTTGTCTTTGTGCTCTTTCTCTTTCTGCCATGGTTAATGGTGTTACATACATTTCAAAAATAGAGCCATCAGATAATGTAACTTCTTTTTTTATTGGTTCGAGATTTGCAGCTTGTCTTAAACGATCCAATGCTGATAGATTGCTTGCCATAAAATAAACCTAATATATTGATATTCTAATGCAAAACATGAAAAAACCCCAGATAAACTGAGGTTCGTTAAGTTATGCTAATTTAAGCCGTCTTAGATAGGTCAAATGTAGGAGCAGCACTAGGTCTAAATGCTATTTCTACAGTTTGTCCGTCATCTGGGTTTACGGTGAAATTTGCAGAAGTAAGAATAACATCTGCCAAAATTGATCTACTTGCGGTTTGATCTACGTTAGCACCACTCATTTTACGATCAATATACAATCTGACTTTAGCACCAGCTTGTTCACGTTGAATAACGTCTTCAACCATTCTACTAGATAAGTTTGTATCATCATCTGTGGAGTAAACACTAGCTGAACCACTACCATCAGCAAAACCCGAAATAAAGGTTCTAAATGGTGCAGTAGTAGCAACAGTTTGACCAATAGTTGTTACATCAATCTCGGCTCTGGTTATTTCAAAACTCCATTCTCTTACAGACCCAACAACCAATGGTGCAGTAAATGTAATACTTGCAAAAGTTCCTGCTGTAAAAGTAGGTGCTGCTGATGCTGTTAATGCTGCTCCCCCTGCGGTTGCAGAAACAGTCATAACACCAGTTGAAGAATCATAAGTTTTTACAAAATGATCTCCTGCTGCAATACAGTTAGTTACTGTAGCCCCACCTGGATATGCAAGTGTTACTGTGTCATTTACTCTATAACCTAAATTAGCTCCAACAGTAATATTTCCTCCTGATGAAGGAAAAGCTGATGCTGTAAGGGTTGTTACGCTTGTACCAGCAGGAGAATAATATAACGCTCCCGAAGTACCCGATAGAACTGTAGCCATGATTAATAATTCTAAGGTTTGAACATACGGGTACTACCCGATATGTCTATAGGATAGCGTGAATTATAGTAAAGATTCAAGAAATTACTGTAGCTTGAAAATTTGTTTCGATTGTTGATACAAAGAAAGGTCTATCATCTGCAAAAGTAGGCCCAGTTACCTCTCCAGTTCTTACATAAATGCCACTTGTAGGCTGACCTGTATTATTTATTGTTTCAATAGCTGTAAAAGCTGTATTAATTAATGTTTGACTTCTAGCTGGCCCTTTATCTTTCTCCGCAAACGCTCGAATAGTAACAATACCTTGAATCTGATCAAATTGTGCGGTCAATCCTGGTTGAGTTGTTAATCCGAATTGAACATTTACATAAACAAATTCGCTGTCAGCATCCGATGTAACATCACCAAAGTTATCAAAAAATACAGGAACAGCAGGACTTAAAGCTGCATAAGCTGTTTTGATTGGTGCTTCAAATTTTGATCTAACTCCTTGATAATCCATTAAAATCCACCTCCTTTACTTTTTTTAATAGCTTTATCTGTTTCTACCGCAACTGCTTTACTAAGTTTGCCACTATTTAAATAAGTAGAATACCAATCTAAAGGTGCAGTTCTACTAGAAACACCTTTTTCACTTCCACCACCAATATCACCTCTCTTTACTTCACCATCTTTTCTTCCAGAAGTTACTTGTTCCCATTTTGCACCCTTAGTTATTGGTACAGGAGTAAATCTTTTAAATCTTCCTGGTATTTCATCTTGAGCATAACCAGCTTTTTCAGAAAAATTTGAAATTATAACTTTATTTGTCCGCAAGCTTCGTTTTTGTTTTGTAGTTAACTTTGGCATTTTTAATGGTCTTGGATTTCCACCTTGACCATTTCCTTTCACAACAGTTCCTGCTGCTTCAATTTGCCACGAATTTGAATATTTACCTGTCCATGCAGGGCCTTCTTTCTGTAATTCAGTTACAACTCTTTCTGCTGCTTTAACAGGACTTTCATAAATTAAAGCTCCAAATACTCTCTCAAGCTCATTTATAAGTTTTGAAGTTGTATTTTTAGCCATTATTGTGGCCTCGCAATAACTGTATGAAGTATAG